CGGCTCATATTATTGTTTCTTTTGGTAAAAATTGATTGTTATTAGTATGTCCAATTGCTTGACTTAATCTATAATCTCGACCAATCCCTTGAGCAACTGCCATAAAACTTGATTGATTTCCACTAACATATTTTGCACCTAATTGTAATTGCGCAAGTTCTAAATAATCCTTTATTTCGTATCTCTCAATTAAATGTTTATACGGCTCATATTCAGATTCTAAACCAATGAAATAAACATTATCTGAATTGTCTTTTAAAAAATTAATTTCTTTAATCCAATCCGTAGTTAAAGATTTATATCTTGGAGTTATATTAATAAAACTATTATTTGATTTTATTGGCTCAACTTTTAACCATCCTTGTTTCCAAGTTTCATCTATAATCTGAAAACTTTGCAAATGCAATTGTACTAAATGAGTTAAATGTAAATCTATATTTGAACGGAATAAATCTAAATTATATATTGTACCAGTCAATTCTCTACCTTTTTTAACTTCGTAAATATATTCCTGAGATTCTAATAATGGCAAAATTGTGTCATACAAATGGTCGGGTAATTGTACATTAAAAATACCTCCGCCTAATGCCTTAATAGTAGGCAAAGAATAAATGACATCTCCAGTAGCGCCACCATGATAAAAGTTATTCATATTTATTTTTGATTATCGATTTGCTCCAATTTTTTTATTGCCCATTCAATGCCTTCAGTACCTCCCCAACAATCCCACATTAAGCCTCCACAACCTTCGCCATAGGGAACGTCTTTGCTTTGCTGATGCCTTTTAAATGAAGCCATTCTTGCAATGGTATCCCTTGTAATATTCTCACGATTTGCTAATTGATTAGCACGAATTTTACCTACTGGAGTTCCGCAACTTCCCCAACCATTTTCCTCAACATACTTCAACGCTCGCTTAGCATTATTAACCGCAGAATTAGGATAGTCATTATAGCTATCAGCCATACTTATTCTTATTGCAGAATAAACTTCTTGTGCTTTGGCTTCCGTATCGTAGATGCAAGCGCCATTCCCAATCCTATATTTCCCGTTTGAACATTTTATTACTGGCATTATTCTATTAGTTTAGAATAAATAGCAAATCTTTCCTCATTAATTTTAAATAAATCGTAATGCTCTCGCACATATTCAGCATTTGATTCCCCAAAATCAGTTCTCATTTGTTTTGAGAATACCATTCTTTTAATATCTCGTTCCCAATTGTCTACCCAGCACACCGTTGGAATGTCATCGTAAGGCGCTCGTTTAATTGCCATCAATGGAATCCGTTTAGCGCCAGCCTCAAGTGCCTTTAGATTCGATTTTAAACGGTTAAATTTATTGTCAAGCAATGGAGCAAGTAATATGTCAGCCTCCAAATAAAAATTCATGTACAAATCTACGGGCATTGATTCAAGTATCTTGTGATTTAATCTTTCGCCAGCAGTAAACCATTCAGCCATTTGCTTCCAATGAAACTCGTTTGCTTTATTCCAACCGCAAAGAAGCATCCGTGTCGATTCCTTAAACGATTTAGACTTGGCTAATTCTCGAATCGGATTTTTTAACTGCTTCATGTCAGGAAAGTGAGTAATGCTACCCGTGTGAGCAATGTTAACAAATTCGTTTACATTTCTTACCGCAGTAAATTGGTCACGGTCAAACGGCAAAGCATTCGGCAAAATAAAGCAGTTAGGATTTATCTTAATAATCTCAAGCCGTAATCGGTTGTGAGTTGTTGTAACGACATCCGCTACTTTAATATAATTCTTAATTACTTGAGTCACTCCTAATGACCGATAGGTAGGCGCAGATAAATGCTGAGAAAATAACTCCCAGTAGTCATCAATATCGACAACCAATTTAAAGCCTATCTTAGCCTTCCATTTTAATAAATCGGGCAATGGTATCAATTCGCAAAAACGATTTACCACGACCACGTTTATCGCCTTCTCAATCAGCATCTCTTCGGTCATTGTATCCGTGATAATACAATATTCCTTTTTCATTACCGATAATGGTAACGCAAGGCGATGGTAAGTGACTCCTGATTCTCTACTTCCGACTGCGCAGATTCTTAGTTTGGACATCGTTTGGTTTTTGTTGGTTGAGTTTTGCAATATACTTTATTCCTTCGTAATGTGCGGATAATCTTTTGAGCATATCAAATACGCAAGAGCCACACCATGAATTGAAGTTAAAATCCTTGTTGACATATTTGCGATATAAAGTCGCATATTCTTCAAGTATATCTCGGTCAATGTTTTTGGTAAACCCTAAAGCAACTGCTTCAAAGTTTATAATATTGGCTTCTATAAATGCTATCTCTTGATCCGTCATAGTTTATTTATCAATCTAAAAATGACCGCTCCTAAAATACCTGAACTAAATACGATTGCAATCCATTCTTGAAACTGCATAGGTACGACAATTAAAACGATGGCGCTCCAGGTACTAAGACAAGGAGTACAACTAAACGGTTTAAAGTTTAATCCGAATGACTGATAAAGATTTGTCATCGTAAAAAAGACTGCAAAAGAAACGGCTGCGATTATAGTTATCATTTGTTTGTTTGGTAAATTTCATCCTTAACTAAACTCCAATATGCCTGGTCATCTGCTTTAAGTTTCTGCTCAAGAATTAATGAACAAATATAAAGCGCTAATTCAAAAGCAAATACTTTATTACCACAAAAATAAAGTGCATTCGTTAATAAACTCTTAGCTTTCTCTTCAGGCTTCATCCCTTATTTTCTTTTTAATGTTTGAAATCGTTTTGACAATGGACATATACGGAATGCCAGTCTTTCTCGAAATCTCAGTTTGATTAAAATTCAATTCGACATAAGTATCGAGCAACATATCCTCGTACCAAGATAGTTCTTTTCTTGCTACCTCCACTCGATTAAATAGCTTTTCTTTATATTCCTTAGATTCATCCTCAATATGCACTAAATCTTCTAATCCATCTATTGATTCATACTTTGCTCTAAAATGTCTGAAGAATGGCTGATTCATGCCAGTACTATAAATCATATTGAGCATACATCTGACAAGCCAAAACTTCAATCCGTTGCTTCCGTTGTTATTGTAAATCGACCAAAATTTATCTTCGGTTATTGAGCAAAGATTAACGAACATTTCTTGCTTGAGTTCTTCCCTTAAATTTGCTGGGTGCATTTTCATCAAGGCTTGCTTAATCTCCTTTGAATTATAAAGTTCCTCAATGATTTGCGACCTGGTCATTCCTTTGATTTTCTGATTATTTCAAAAATAAAATAAACAATAAAAGCCACCTCGATAATTCCTACCGCAATGGCTTCCCAAATTAACCTTTCCACTTTTCAAGTTCCCGATTCAAATACCAAACTGCTTTATCTAAATCTTTCTTTTTAAATCCTTTCTTGTCGGCTCGCAGTATGTACTTAATTGAATTGCCAAGATTAAAATTAAGGTCGAAAGAATCAATTATATCAATGACCTCAATGCCATTCCCCTGATAATGCTCAGGATGATTGACCTCTTCTTTGATAACTCCTTGATAATTAATCTTTTCCATAAGCAAAGTTTACATTAAAGATTGTGCAATTCCAAATAATCCTTGATTTTTTTTGTTTGTCGATATGCTGGGTACGATGCACCGCTTTCCATTTTGATTCGATTTAGGTTTATTTCAAGGCTATAATTTAAATCGTGATAGGTAGCGCAGTCGATAACTACTTGAATTGTAGGTCGTTGTATTCTCATTGTAATCCATTTGATTGCATTTAGATGGTTATCCTTCAAATCTCATCCAATCTAAATCTCCTAATCAAACTTTCACAATCTTCAATGCTTCGCACAATCGCATAATAATATCCGTGATTAATTGCTATCTGCTCAAATGCTTTTTGGTTTGGTTGCTGAGTTCCCTTATCAATCTTAACCTCAACAAATAATCCTTTCCACTTCTTATTTGAAACCATCCAAAACATATCAGCCACTCCAGCCTTTGCGCCTTCCATTTTTAATTTGATTGCAACTAACCTATGTCTTGCACCTCCGTTCGGAATGGCATAATAGTAAAAGTCTTGTGTCCATTCTAACCATTTGCAAATTGCCACTTGGAGTTTATGTTCGTGTTCGTTTCTCATTTACAAGTTATAGATTTACTTTTTATATAAATTTGTCAAGTTATACCTTTACTTTGTGACATAATTTGTCGGATATTACCCTCACTATGTAACATTTTCTTATTTAATGTGGGATTTTCCCAACAATAACATTAAACATATTTTACATTTTACCCTTATATTATTAATTATCTTTAACATTATCCTTAATTAGCTGAGGATTATTTTCTAAGATATTTGCTATTGCATTTACTATTTCCTCAGTTGTGAATTTAATATTATAATTGCTTTCATCTGCAATTCTTTCAGCCCATTCCATTAATAGCCAATGTAATTCTTCTTTATTTATTTTCATTATATTTTATTTATAGTTATTTTCAAAATAATCTCTTGGTTTATAATTTTTACCTATTTTAATAGCATTAAGTCCATCTTTATATGCTTGTTTGATTTGCTCACATTCTACATCAAAATAGTTTTCAATATCCAAAATACATTCTTCTATAATTGAAGCCTTTTCATCATCAACACCTTCGTAAAGCCATTGTCTTTCTTTTAATCTCAATATTGCTCGTTTTAATGTTGTCCTTTGCATTGTCTTAGTTATTATATTTTAATCTTCCGTGACTTGTGTACAATCTTAAATCAATTGTGTCAGTGTAAATATCTTCAGATTCGGAAATCCCGAATACCCACTTCGGCTTATTATTTTTTTGTATTGTCTGATTATTTTTCAGCGCATAGTAATAAGCATAGCAAATCAATGTCAGCGCAGTTCCGTAAATTAGTTTTCTTTTCATTATTCGTTTGGTTTAATAGTTCCATCATAATTAATATAACAATCAAATGTAACTAAAGAATTGATAAATTTAATATAACCTTGAGTTTTGCAATGTAATTTTCTTTCTTCAATATCCTGAATGGTAGAATATTTATTCCAAAGTTCGATTCGTTCTTCTTTTGATATGGTTGGAATTTTGAATTGTTCTAAATAATCAAATAGGATTGATAAGCCTCCAGCGATAAACGTAAATTTTTTGTCGTTCTTCTCGCAGTATCTAATCTGATTTGCATACTCGTTAGCAGTATCAATTGCTTGCTTCTTTAATTCTTGATCATTTGGTTTTTCTTTGACTGGCTCTATTGGTTTAGGTAAGTTCTTAATCTCTTGTCTTGCATACTCAAGGTAAGCACTCATAATCCTTCCAAAGTATTCGCATGAAAAATTCTCATAGCATTTAGAATCAATATTTAACTTGCCAGCAACTGCCATTTCAAAGGCAAGTTTTATTTCTTCGCAAGTATTATTTCCAAAATTAGATTTTACAAAATTAGTTAAAACAAATTTTTCTTCTTCAGTCGGTAGATTGCTTCCTCGTAAGCCAACCAAAAGCATGGAGTAACGTAATGCTTGCTTTATAGTATCTTCGTTGCTTACACGCAAAGTAATGGCGCTTTGTGCTTGTTTTATTGCTATTGCATTACCACTTCCGTAAGGCTTCCATTCTTGCGGCACTTGTTCCAAGTTTCTCAGTTGTATTTCCATTGTTGTTAAATTTGGTTTTATTATTTATCCAAGTATTTATTCTTCTTTCAATATTAAAGAATTTTTCTAACTCCCATCTTTCCTTTCCTGATTTATTTTGTTCAGTCCAGTAAGAATAAAAATTATCGTATTCATCTCCTAAAAGAAATATGTGAGGAGTTATTATATCTATTAACTTTACTTTACTTTCCTTTACTTTACTTTCTTTTACTTTATCAGCGTTACGAACAAGTTCTGAACGTGTTACATTTTCGCTAACTGATTGATTTTCACGCCATTCTAAAATTCGTTTTGCATTTTTTTCTTTTGAAACTTGATACTTTTTGCTAAAGTTTAGCAATTGTTTGTTAAAAGTTTCTCCATTATTTGAAGAAATCAAATCAATTTGTTCAATAAACTCCCAAACTTTGTCTAATTTTTTGCCAACATTTAACTGATGTTTAAGAACTTTTGTCTTAATTGGCTTCTCTTGTAAAGCAAGTTTTTCTAAAATAGTATAGAATAATCCAAGACCTTCATATCCATATTCAAGATAAAGCTCCGTGATCTTCTCATCATTAAATGAATTGGAATCATGTAGATAATATTTCATTTTATAGAATAAAAAAAAGCCAGTCTGCGTCGGAGTGCAAAACTGGCTTTGGTTATTTAACCTATTAAATTACCCAAGAACTCCGACCCTCTTGGTTAATTATGTCACAATATATAAAAATTAATTTGACTTGCAAAGTCTTTTAAGAAAATACCCAGCATAGATCGGATGGTCGTTCTCAAATAACCTGGCATAGTCAGCAGTAAAATTATTGTTGACCTTGTAGCCATCGTTACCTTCTACCATTGTGTGCCATCGGATAACTTCGAATATTTGTTTTGCGCCTAATCTTACATACCCACGATTAATCATTTGGAATGCTAACCGCTTAAACTCTACATAGATTTGCGGATTCTCTTCGTGATACTTTTTGAAACTTGTTTTCATTTGGTTTAAATTTTGAGGTTTGATATAATTTTTTGTAATCCTTTTGCAATTGCTTGCTCAAATGGTCTTGCCATTGGTTGAATGTTAGTTCTTTCATGTCGTTAAATAAACTATTAAATAAAATATCCACACAGCAATTATTCCCACGATGCCTACCATCGTGAGAAATTCTGCCGTTTCGTTAGAGTTGTTCGATTTGCCCTGATTTCTCATCTTGCATTTGTTTAGCTATTAGTTGAACTTCTCTCATTACTTCGGGATACTTTACATATCCACTTTCTCTATTTCTTGTATTCCAGTACACTACTTGCTGAACATTTAAAACGTTCCACTCTCTTGCTGAGAAAGGCAAGATACCTTTCTTGTTTAAGCTATCGGCAACCGCCTGATGTATATTACTCTTTTTTATCTTAATCATTATAGTATTGTTTTTTTGATTGATGTGGTTGATGACTTAGCTGGAGGATAAAACTCAAACGATTCGCCCGTTTCCTCATCCACCGTAATAGTCTTATTTTTGATTCCTTTACAAAACTTCTCGACTTCCTTTTGCTTCTCTTTTAATTCATCGATTTGGTCTTGCAAATCCACCCATTGCTTAGTTGCACTAAAGTCATATTTCGTTCCAACCTCAGCCACTTGCATCTCGACATTGTGTACTTCGAATCGACCTTTGTCGTATTTCAATAGTTCATCAACTGCGCTCTCCTTTAATGTCTTCTCCAGTTCTGAGAATAGCAACTGGTACTTTGATGCAATTGCAAGCAAAGACTTTATGTCCTTGCCACCTTCTTTGACTCCTTCGTTAATCAAATGAACCAAGTGATTAATCTGAGCCTTGCTCATCTCTTGGATAGGGTTATGACCAAATAAACCTATTTCGAATTGTTGTGGATTAAATTGTATCTCTTCCATAGTTAAAAAGGTAAATCGTTCTCGACTAATGTAGCACTTGGAATATCAAACACTGGCGATGGCTTTGAAGCTTGAGAGCCGAATCCTTCAGTTCCTTTAATTTTGAAGTTGCCCAATATAGGAGCATTACTTTCGGGAGTCTTAACTCCATCTTGAGTGATGAAACCGAAGTTTCCGTATTGATCAGCATCCTCTTTTAAGAATCCGCTGATGTTAAGATAAGTACCTTTCTTACCCTTGTACAATTTAGACTTGTCTAACAAATCTACGTTAATTGAAATGCTTACTAACTTGCTCATTTGATTATTGGTTAATTGTGAAACTTAATTTTTTAGTTGAAAATAAACTGATAATATCTTTGTCGTTATTTATAAACTCTGACTTCTCGGCATATAAATTATTTAACTGCTCAATTGTATTGCATCCGTTAATCATAATTTGCCATCCAGCTAATGGTAATCTTCCGCCAGGTACTTGTTTTGCCTCCTCTTTTCCGTGAGTATTTGTAGCATCTGAATCCTTTGTATCATCCAGTGCAAAGAGTCCGTTAAGTGCATACTTCCTGGCATAAGAAGAACTTGCTCCAGTTACCTGACTTCCATCCATTCCTTTTTTGCTTTCTTCTTCTCTTGCATAGCCATCCGTTGTATACGTTTCCTTGCCGTTTGAGAGAGTCGCAGTAGCTTTGATGTAATATCTATCGCCTACGTTAATTATCGTGTCTGAAATCGTAATAGAATAACCCATCGGATTAACTACTTGCTTGACTGCTTCAAGGATGTCCTCAGCACTTCGGTAGTTGTATTTACCGAATGAGTTGAATTGTCCTTTAGGTGCTTTTACCTTTGCTTGAATTTCTGCTAATTTGTTTTCCATTTTAGTCTAAGATTAATTGTTGAAATTTTGATTTGTAAACTCTTTCTTCTCTGCAAACTGCTGCCCAAAAGTCTTCCAGTTCGTCAAAAAACCAGGTGCAAGTATAGAACCCAGCTTCATCTTTAAATTTTGCTGTATACTTTTTCATAGTCCTGAGATTATAGGTAAGATGTGCCAAAATAAAAGGTATCCAAATATTGCGATTGCAATGCTACCAAGTAAGCCTTCTCGGTCAGTTTGGTAAAAGTCTTTGATGTACTCGATAATTTTTTTCATTTGATTATTGGTTTAAGATTGCCGAAGAATCCGCTTCGGCTCGGGGTTTATTATTGATTTGCCCAAACTTCTAAATCTTGGTATCTTATAATTTCATTATTAAAAAACATTAAATCTATTTTACTATCACTCCAAAAACCAGGATGCATTTTTATTAAATTAGTTTGTGTTGCTTGGATTTTTTTTGAAATTCCTGATAATGTACCTGACCACTCTAATCCTTTATTCAAACTTGTAAAATACCCGATAGAATCATATTCATTTCCATCTGCAAAAAGTTGTTCACTATCGCCCCACATTTGTCCTTTAATAATTAATTTGATTGCTTCAATTTGATTTTGATTGAAGATTGAAAAGTGTTTGTCAATTGTTGAATTTTCCATTTTTTGATTGGTTTAAGTTTATTATTTGTTTTTGTTGAGACAAATATATACCTAATATTTTAAATAAAAAAACTTTTTATAAAATTATTTTAATTATTTATTTAACGGTCATATAAAAACAAAAATCCCCACCGATATGACCGATAGGGATTCTATTTACTTAAACCTATTTAACTATGAAACCACAAACCTACAAAATTTTTCCTTCTTTAATTTGAATATTTTTAACTTTTGATTTTCCGTTCTCAATTTCTACAATGGCAAACCCGTGATTGTGCATACTAAACGGCATATACTTTGGACTTAATAAAGTCAAGCACCCAGTACTATAAGTATTTATAAACTCCTTAAAGCCAGTCTTTTTCTGAGTTGCTGAAGTTCTATGAACGTGACCTATCAAAGTATTGCAAATTGTCTTGTTAAATAGATTCTGACTTGGATTGACTCCGCCTCCGCCATAAAGTTCATGACCATGTAATACAAGTAAGTCTCCCATTTCCATTCCTTGCCAATCCTCGATCATTGTGATCCCTAATTTATCTAACCTAAAAAATATATTAAATTGAAGGTCGTGTAATTGAGCAAACTCCTCAGCTTCATTGTTTAACATTCTTGCAAATCTATTTTCGTGGTTGCCAAGTTTATAATAGATTGGAATCGTTCTAAATATATCCCTTAGCTTTTGTAAGAAATCTCTATTCATGTCTACCTCAAGACTCAGATTGCGGGCGTCTTTCGAGGTTTCGTGTCGACTGATGGAAAAAAAATCCTGGACGTCTCCATTAAGATACAAGCAATCAATCTCTTGTTCCTTTAAATGCCTTATTGCGCAAGTCAAAGCAGTAAGGTCATGATAAGGAAAGTGAATGTCAGATAGTATTCCAATCTTCTTTAAATGCGGAGGCAGTTTAGCTGACAAATATTCTTTGCCAATGCTTTCTTGTATTCCAAAATTGTCAAGTGTTTCAAGATTATAGTTTGCGACTACTGGCGGAATGATTTTATTTATTTCTTGAGCCGACCTATCCTTTGAAGTGATATTCTTTTTAATCATAAACTTTCTCAGTGAATCAGCATTTTGATAGCCATACATTTCAAAGAATTGTTTATGGAAATCGGTTTTACTCAGATTTGTAGCATAGAAATGCTCTCTAATCTTGATAATTTTATCTTCCATTTTCATATTCTTCCATTAAAACATCGACTAAAAATTCGATATTGTTTAAAACTTTCATTCTTAAAACGTATGCAGCATCATCAACGTGTTCGATGTTCTCCATTACATCCATCATCGTGTCAAGTAAATCCTTTGCCCTTGATTTTGGCTTGTCCATCGGCTCGATGTCAATTTTATACATAGATAAATCTTAAATATAAGTAACCAAAGATTATCAATCCTTGAAAAATAATGGTTAAGATACACCAAGTTGGAATGATATTAGTAATTTTTTCTTTATTAGTTGATGAACTATCCGTATGTAAACTTGAAACGTACATATTTTTATACACGTTTTCGATTGAATCTATATTTACCGTAGCTTGAATGTTGCCCTTGTAAGACCTTATAATTATCTTGCCTTGTGGAACGGTTATCTTTGAATAGAAAGTGTTTAAAATGCCCGTAGAATCGCAAGGATTCTCAATGATTAGCGTATCATATACCGCATTGAATTTAGTAATTACTTTGTAGTCACGGATTGTGTCTACACGAATCTTTTCTTTTTCGATTATGACCGATTTTTGTGGCCGACACGAAATAAAAAAGTTTGCAATTAGCAAACTAAGGATTAATTTTTTCATGAAAAATAAAGTTCTGATTCAGCGTTTCTTCGAAGTGTCAATCCATTTAAGACTTTGCCTCCACTCTTATTCCATTTTAAAAATTCTAATTTAATTGACCCATCATTTGGATCGGCATTTACTTTTTTAAGTAAGGTGCTTTTCTTTAAAGACCCAGCGCCCAAGTTATAGCAAAATGATACCAGTGCATCGAATTGGTTCTGATTAATGTCATCACGGCAAAATGAGTCAACGCTCCTTTCATAATGTTTTATCACATTTAAAAAAATATCGGTTGCTCTTGCTTCGCTAATGGGTGCATCGGTCATCCTAACCTTTGTTCCATCTTCGTAATAAGTGCAACCGATTGAAATCGTTGGGATACCAGCTGGACATAAGTAAGGCTTGAGTTTAACTCCCTCAAACTTCTTTATTAGGCTTAGTCCTTTTTGGCTTATTTGGTTGATTTTCATCTAATTTTGCTCTTAACTCAATATTTTCACTTCTTAAATTATGAATCTCGGTAGTTAATGAATCAACTTTAATTTTTAATTCTGCAACTTCCGCTTTTAGGTCTGTTGCCATTTCTCTCCAAATTTTAATTGCTTCTTGAACGTTTGTAATTTCAGAAGATTCAACTTCTATTTTTTCTTTCTTTCGACCAAATAGCCAGGTAATTAATGAACCAAATAAACCCGTTACTCCTGGTATTACTATCTCTTCCCAATCATTCATTATTATTCTGAAATTGGAGTTATGACTTTCTTTTCAAGACCTAATGTTTCCAATGCCCAATCTACAATAAAAGAATCATCGACTCCCCATTGTGAAACAATTGGCTCAGGGATAATTAGATTGCCTTCTTCAATCATTGGATTAAATTGGCTCATTAATTTAAAATACAAAGTTTGCTCAATGCCTTCAAGAGAATAATTAACCACCTTGATTTCCACTCGGTCTGCTATTTCTCTTAGTCCTTTAATTGGCTCAATGAATACTATCATATTAGTCTTTTATAAATATCTCTAATAATTGTGCTTTAGCTAACACGGTAAACGACTCTGAATCTTTTACAAATCCTTTTAAAGTTTCTTGGTCTGACTTGTCTAAATCTAAGACCTCGCCCTTAAATAGTTTCTTTGCCCAATCCCAAAATTTAAGTGCATCTCCTTTGGATGCGGAGGCTAATGCGCCAGCTAACATTTTACCAGCGTTACCACCCTCAAAAACTTGGTCATCAAGACCGATAAAGTCAAAGTTAAAATCTAATTTCATTTGGTTGTTTGTTTAGTTACAATTATAAATAGCTAATGGACAAAATTTTACCAATATATGTAATTGCCATTAGGATCAACAAGAATAAAAAATGTCGTATTCCTATATTTTGGCTCATTGTCTGTTTTATCAATTTGAGTTAAATGATATGGATTCATATCGACAACATCTGATTTAATTAAATTCCCATCTTTATATATTTTATAAAAAATAACAATACCAAACGCAGTATTATTATAATATGGGTAACTAACATTTACAACTCCAGGACTTGTATCTCTTGTTGGATTAACTACATAAATTGGACTATATGCAAAAAATTGTTGGTTAATAAATCCCATTGGTTGTGGTTGACTATAATTAGCTTGATTGTTAACTGAATAAGTATATGTCAATCCGTTTACATCATTTGGTATCCGACCAAGTGGCTCAACAAAAATTGGTAAAAATGAATAATTATTAGACCATATTGTTGTAATATCTCCCGAATTTATAAAAGTATTATTGACGTAATTTTTAACTAACGTAACTCGCTTTCTTGGAACGGTAATGTTAAGAGCATCAATAACTAAATTATCTTCAGGTCTTAGGTCTTCATCTTGGCTTACCGTTGACATACGATAATATGTAATTGGTAAACTAAAAAATATATAAAATCCGTATTGACCAACTGGAACGGTCACATTATCTTTTTGAGTAAATACCGCAATATTAAAAGCTGACCCTTGTGAAAATGTAAAGTAATCAGTATTGTAAGAAACTTGTACATCATCAACAACTCTAAAAGGAATCGGTAATTCAAACTCAATTCTTACTTTAGAATCATTTGTACTTGGGAAACTATTGATTGTTAAAATATTTCCATTATAAATTGAATCTGTTGGCGCTGCATTTACATTTAAGTTTGTTCCATTAGAATAAGTTTGGTTATCAATTACTCTTGTAAATGAAAAACTTGGATTGGCAAACACAAAAGTTGATACCGTATTACTTGTAGCATTATTATTTAAAATACTGCCACCATAAGCCGAAGCAAAGTTTGTGTAATTGCCAACCGTAATTCCCCGAACTAAAAATTTAAAAGAAGCAAAGTATCCAGCTGGCAAGGAAGCGTTAGTTGTAAAAGTTACTGACCTACCATAAATATTTAAATCAAAAATATCAGGCTTAGTAATTAAACTGACATATTCAAAGCCACTTGCTAAGTCATCAAACATTGTAATTTGCCCCGAAGTCGCAGCGCCTAAAGTTCTCATTACAATTTCAACTTCTCCTGAAGTATTTAAATTAAAAGAGCCAGGCATTGTCTTTGATAATGTCATTTGTGGATAGCCATATTGACAAGTGCCTGATTGATTTGCTGCCGCTTGTCCATTAGCATCTAACCATTGGTTACATAAATCAGTTGCCTGATTGTTTGCATTTGTATCCGCATCCGCTTGGCTTATTGTACTTGTGTAAGTAGCCGTAAAGAAAGGAGAATAAACCTCTTGGAATGAGCCTATTCCGTAAGCATCGCAATTATTCTTTTGGATTGTACGAACTAATCTTTTAGTTACTGAACTTGTCCACGTTGGCACTCCACCAACTCCCGTATAAACCGTGTTTGAAGTCTTAGTTATTGTTTCGCCTCCACCTTCAACGCTTGCAAAATTGGAATAAGTTCCTTGAGTATTGGTAGTAACGTATATCGTTATTACTGCCCCAAATCCTACGGGCAAAGTTGAAGTAAAGGTAGCCGTTACTTGTTGACCTGATATGCTAAATCCCCAAGCTGGAGTATCTCTTTCATACCTTACAAAAGATAATCCATTTGGAATGTAATCCCGAACTATTATGTCTCCTGAGGAATTGACTTGACCATTGTTTGCAATCGTTAGTCGATAAGCAAATTCTTGCCCTGAGTTTACGCTTGTTGGCGCAGTCTTTGAAATAGTTATGTAAGGCGCTGGTACATTACACCTTTGGCAGTAAAGATACCATTCAGTCGGGAATACCGTTGGAAGATTGCCGTCAGGTCTTGGAGTATAATATTGATTTAATGGGATTGTTTGTCCACTCGAATTTTGAAGTTGACCAAGTTCAGCCAATGTAATGGAGATAGTAGGATTCGCTTGCGATTCCCCCGTAATCTCATTATAGACATCGGCAAAAGACATTTCGCCACTTCCTTGTAATGGCATTTATTTAGAAGCTAAAAGTGTTTCTAAATTCTTTATTTTAGTATTTTGTTCTTTAATCGCTTCGATTAATAAAGCCGATATGTTGCCGTATTCAACTCCCATTAATCCATCATTACCCGTGTTGACAATCTCAGGGAATACCTTTTCCATTTCTTGAGCAATTACTCCTCCGTGTCGCTTGTCATCATAATCAGTATTATAAGTATATCCCGAAATTTGCCCTACTTTTTCAAGCGCATTTTCTATTTTAGTAATATTACTTTTTAAACGAATATCAGAGTTTGCAGTAATGGTTGAAGTTGCTCTAATAGTTCCGACAACATAAAGATTCTCCCCGTTATCAGTTGATGTATTAATTAATACTCTGCCATGATAACCCGTAAATTCAGTTATTCCATTATAACGCATTTTCATATTAATACCAGCGCTTGGAGTATCTGAATCAGTACCATAATTAAAAGATAAATTATTATCATTTGCTTTTGATATTGACCAAGTTCCATAACCACTTGCTAAATTTCTAAATGTCAAATAATGAACGGTTGTTGTATTAGCATTTGTTTGTGCTAAAACTAATTGAGCGCCAGGCGAACTCGTTCCAATCCCTACGTTACCATCTCTTGTTAACGACATCACATCTGACTGAGTTCCAAAATAGTTTCTTCTAAAAGTAAGTGCATCTGCGCCTCCTCCAATGTACATAAAATAGCCGTTTCTTTCCCCACTCCTTTCTATGTATATTCCATTATTATAAGATGTCCCCGATTGCTTTATTGTAAATGTTGCTGAATCTCCGCTATTTGCAATTGAGCCATTTAGTTGTAATAAACCCGTTGGCGAAGTCGTTCCAATTCCTACGTTGCCAGCAGCAGAAATTGTCATTCTTGTATTCCAAGTACTACTCGAATAAGTCCAAAATTGAAATCCACCACTACTACC